AAGAATCAGATCCAATTCCTGCTAAAGTAAATGACAACTCACCAATAGTCATCTTTCTATTGTGAGAGTTATACCTTACATCTTGAATAGTAGATAATATAGGATCAACCTCTACAAAAACTTTATCATTTCTAAAAAGACTATGTGTTCCTGCTACAGAAACGGTGGCTTGAATCTTATCAATCTTTCCTGTGATAACTCCTTCATGATTAGTTTGAAGACTGTGATTTGTTCCTGTGCCAACTCCAACGAAGAATAATAATCCGCAATGAGTGGTTGTAGAGGCAATACCCACAAAAGTTCCTGTAGTGCCTAATCCGACCCTTACAGAGGACAATCCAATAAAGTCTGAACCCAATCTAGCAACAAATAATTTTGTTCCATCGGTTATAATACCAACACCTGCAGTAGCCTCTGTTTGAACTCCGATGGGAGATCCACCATTAAGTTGATATGAAACTTCATCTCCAGTAACTAATCCATGATTTGGTAATAATAAATGTTGTGCTAGAATAAACTTAGAAGTCACTCCAGAACCTGGATTTGCAAATACTGCAGTTGATCCAGCACCAACTGCGGTAGATGAACTTATACCAAGAGCCTCTGATGGATTGAAGTAATACTCCCTATTTCTTCTTTGATTGTAAGTAGTTCTATATCCAACATTAATAGTAAATCTCCTAGGATCCTCCACTATCTTTGTAGATATTGTATGAGATACACCAACTACTCCATTTTGAGATCTAAGAACTCTCAATCTGGAGGATTCTTTATCAATGTTTAAAACTTTAACAGTTTCGGTTCCAATTTTTAAAATATCATTTTCTTGTATTTGTGGGTATTCAAAACTTCTTGTGGATACGTCAATGAAAGTTACAACACCAGTTGCATTAACTGTTCCAATAAATTTAGAGACAGTGAGTTTATTCGTAGAAACTCCAACCTGATATCTTCCAGCAAGTTTTGATGTGGTGGTTGAAATACCTGCTAGATTAATAATATCAGTATCTTTAAGTTTATGAGAAACACTTGCAATACCTATAAATGAACTGTTTCCAATAGGATAAAACTCAATATTAGAAAAACTAGTTGTGCCAGCACTTATATTAGTTACTTCTCTGCCTTTAACCTTGGATATTCTTGCAGCAGAGAAGAAATCTGTGTCTATTTCTTTTGTAAAAACAATTCTATCATTTACTTTATAATCAAATCCACCAGTTTGAATTCCAATCGAATCAACATAACCCTTCTCTATATTTTTTATATCTGATTTTGATTCTACAAACTCATATGGTTTTTGCAAATAATCATATCCACTATTCTTTTTGTTTATGGAATATGGGGTTGTATTTCTCCTCCAACCATGCTTAGTTACATCATAACTTGTTTGATTTGAATTGCTATTGGAGTTAAATGTGTTTGGCACAGATTGGAAAGAATCTCCAATTAAATATGGGAATACTGGCCTCTTAAATCCTTTAAATACACCATCTGAAGATGCCGTGCTATCAATAGTTGCAAAATAAGCGTATACCCCGTTAGGGTAATCTGGAGTTACACAGAATCTTCCATTATTTTTGTCTAAAGTTGATTGACCATTTGATTCGATCCAAGTAAAGTCTTCAATAAAAAATTCTAAAGGGAAAGAACTTGTAGGTGGTCTATTATCTTTCAAAGATGCAACATATCCAGATTTCATTTGAACTATGTTTCCACCATTCTCATTTTCATATGCATATGGTCCATAAATTGGATTGCCGTCATACGCCCATCCAATTATTCCAGAGTGATCAGTATTAGTCGATTCTTCACCATTAACTATTTCTAAATCTTTTTTACCATAAAGCAGTTCTGCGTCAGTATCAATAGAATATAGAATTTTTCTCAATGCCCTAGGAGCATATGCATGAGACATTTCTAATTGACCACTTCCATTATTTGCTTCAGAAATAAAGACATCATCCGCAATAACATTGTTAAGATTTTTTCTAACTTTATTAATCGTCCAAGTTTGTATTTTACTAGAAAACTTAGCACCGGATCCAGCTGGAATGACATCAATAGTGGTGGTCGATGACCCATATCCAACGCCAGAATTAATAATTTCAACACCAGTGATGATGCCATTAGAAAGTCTTGGAGTTAACTTTGCACCTCTACCAACTCCATTGACAACGAGATTGGGAGGAGAATTGTACTCTTGTCCAGGTCTATTGACAACTACATCTGCAAATCTTCCATTTATATCAACAACTGCCTCTAACTGTGCTCTTTCTCCTGATCTTAGTGTTACTCTAGGATCTCTCTTAAAATTAATTACATCAGATACGCCATATCCAACTCCGCTATTAGTTAAGAAAATATCAGTTACAGATCCTCTAAACAGTGGTTGAACAACTGCTTTGTAGTCACGTCCATCTACGGAAGAAATGCCAACCTTACCAATAACTTCAACTTGAATTTCTGGATAGTTAAAACTATGAGTTCCAACACCAACTGAAGATAATTCTTGAAATTGATTTGTAACAAAGTAATGATCTTTTGAAGTTGATCCTATACCTGCCGTGCTTAATCTAAACTTATCATTGTCTAAGGTCGTAACATAATACTCATCTGTGACAGTGAGACCACCAACTGCAGTGTCACCAGCAGAGTACTTAATAATATCTCCAGTCTTATATCCATGACCAGGAATATTAATAAAGTTAAGTGCTGTGTTAATTCCAGCAGGTGCACAAGTCCTTTGTTTGTTTTGATATCCTACACCAGGATCAATAACATTTATAGATCCGATTGCAAGTTTAAAATTTAAACATCTGAGTTCATGAGTTCCCTCACCAAAACTCTCAAGAGTAATTGTTCCAACGCCAGCAACAGCATCACTTAAATTGTTATGCAAAGATATGACATATGGCGATAATACAGACGTAAAATAAGTAGAGTCTGTTGATATGCCGCCAACTGCCCTTTTCCCAAAAGTCTTATATACAACTCTCTCTCCATTTTTAAATCTATGATGGGTAGTGAAACCTATAGTTGATACTGTTGTTCCAATACCTACTTCTCCAATTCCTGTGCTAACTGAAGAAATACCAGAGGCATTAAAAGAAGCCCGAATGTGCACAGGAATCATGTTTGCTTCGGCTTTAGCACCTACACCTCCACCACCAGTAATCTTTATTTGAGGAGTTTCTACATAATCAAACCCAGGATCTATGATTCGTATTTCTTTTAAACCACCACTAACTGCACAAATTCCTGTCGCACCAGATCCAACAGAATCTTCTATTTTAACAATGGGTGGATTTATTACATCATAATCTGAACCCTGAGAAATTGTATTAACTTCATTCAAAGTTCCATGATATACAAAATCACTTGTTTTATAATTTAATATCTCAACACCGTTAACCAAAATTCCAGAATATCTTAAATTATTTTTAACAAAACCAGTTCCAGTTACTGGAGGTGCAATTTCTCTGTATATTCTTTGAGGAATAATTGATTTTCCTTTGAATTCATCCCTTTCAATTTTATTATCAGTGATTACTACAGAATCAGTTCCTCCAGCAGGAACTACTGATTCAAACTTACCAGCATATAAGTTCGCAGCACTTTTTGCTATCTTAATGGTGCTCTCATCAATTCTCTTGACAAAATATCTACCTTCTGGGAAAATAATACTTTTAACTGACTCACTACGAATTACACTACCATTAGGTTGAAGAATTTCGGTTGTTTCTTTTTCTGGAGTATAGTAAATGAGATCACCTGTAAAGAAATTATGATCAATTCCTTGAGTTAAAGTGATTTCTTCTTGACCTAAAACATAAGTTCCGTTAATACTAAATGATTGTATTTTTGGATTTACCTTAGTGTCCAGATACGATGGTAATGAGTTAGACGATACTAAAACTTTTTCATTATCAACAAAAACATTACTAATATTTGAGTTAAAAGTGGATATATTTGAAAATATATCTGATTGAAACTTTGTTATTCTTCTACTTGCTTTAACTATTTTTTGTGGATTTACTACACCAGTTCCTCTCACCAAAACAACTTTTGAACTAAAAATATCAGTAACAACTAAATCATTTGGTGATGGCACACCAGATAAATCCTCTACCATCACAAAGTCTCCAATCTTTAAGATATGATCATCGATGGTGGTCATCTTAAAGATATTATTCTGAGCATCCTCAAGAACTAAACTTTCTACATCGTAATACTGAGCAGTATTGATAAGCCAATTGTTAGATTTTAAATCTGTGGCAAGTTTGCCTAAGGATTTAATTTTAATTTTTGTATCTTTTAATTGATAATATGCATCTGTAGGATCTTTAATATCCTTCAAAACAGATCTAATTTTTACTTTAATTCCATCATCAATTCTAGAGTTAGGATCTATTCCATAAGCAAATATATCTTGATCAATAACGGTTTTATCTTTAATTTCTCTTGTAATATCCTGAGAATTAATGCCAATAAATTGTGTATTAACTTTATCAGAATAAGTTATAATACCAGTTGTTCCATCTTCGTATTTGACCAAAAGTGATCCAAATTGAGGAAATCCTATTGTAGAATCGACATCGATGTAAGTTTGACCCACACCAACAGAATCAATAGCAATTGTCTTAGCATGAGGAGTAAATACTCCAGATAGTAATTCACCAGTGCCATCATATGAACTATATGCTGAATCAATACTTACTCTATAATATGCGTCTGTGAGAATTCCCACAGAAATTTTTTCAACATTTGAAATAGGAGCATATGCTTTTTCAGTGAAGAAAGTAGCATCTTGAAACAAAGTGGCATTTACTAAGTTCTCTGGATCTCCCTCAAATGGCTCAACAATTAAATCCCTAGTAAGTTGGAATCGTGCATCTGATGGATTAATTAAAAAATCTTGAGGTCTTATTATTTCAATATTATCATTGTATAATGCTTTAAATAATATTTTGAAGGATGATTCAGTTCCCCTTGCAGAATATAAATCTTTGGAATGTCTTGCAAATGATGCCTGATTTAAACCACTAGTTAAATTTTCTGTCTGAAGTCCGGGTAAAATTTGACCTTTTAACTTCTTTAAAAATTCTTGTAAAAATAAAACACTGAGATTTTTAACCGGAGTTAAAAATGCATGCGTTGCTGCTTCAGAATTTGAAAATTGAGCTTCTTCTGAATTATTCTCGGTTTCATAAGAGGTTACCCCAATAAACCCTCTAAGACAGAATAAAAACCTAGTTTCAGTTTTTGCTTGATATATTATAATTTCATCGTCAATTTGAAGAATCCCTAAAGAATCTGGAAATCCAGAAGTGCTTTCAACATCGACATAATCTTGGGTTGAATCAATATCACTCGCTAATGCTACTTCATTTATAGTATTAGCATTTTCATTTAATTTTATATAAGAGTCAATATTTTTTATCAGGTCTATTACACCACCCTGAAATTCTAATCCAGCATAATACTGCGAGAAAAATTCATCAATTAAAGGAAACTCATCTCTTATATAAGACGGTAACTGATTTCCCAGCAAGTGTTGAATTTTTATTCTATTCTTCGGCATTTGTTTTTCTTACAAGAATTAGTATTAATATGGATTGCTGTTGACATCAATATAACTTGATGAACTCTTATATGTAGAACCAGAAGGATCGGATCCAGAAGAAATATCATCAACGATCATTTGCACATTAAATGTATCTAATTGCAAATAGAGATCTTGTAAACCGATTACATCATTTGAATGAGGAACCGCAAATATTTCCATAATTTGATTACCATCCTTTTCTTTACCAGACACAATATTAATTGGATTCAATGTGATACGTCCGGACATGTAATCTATTTTTCCAACATTTCTCCTCTTTACTACAGGTGTTGAAGATCCTGGCCCTTGCAGAGAATATAATGATATAGTGCCAGTTTTTGTATCATTGGGTTCGTCAAAGAGATAAACTTCATCTGTTATATCTATGACCCTAAAAGGACTGGATTTTATGTTAAATCCACTAAGCGATTGAACATGCATATGATTGCCAAAATCAATAGCATATTCAGCAAATTGATTAAGTGCAAGTCTCAGATCTCTCCTCATTTGTATAGAGGTTAAATTAGATGTGATTGACGGATGACTTTGATCAATAATGCCTAAAAACTTACTGTATTTGAATCTAGTACCATATTTATTTAATTCAGTAGAGTTTGCATATTTCTGTATATTGTTCTGAATTGTTGATGAAACTGCAGCAACATCAGTCATTGTTCTTGTATTATAATAAACTTTGCTGTCAGTTATAATGTAAAGGTACTTAAGATCCAAAATTTCTGGAACAATTCCAGTGACAGAGTATTTTCTTAATTCTCTTTTTATATTCTCTTTAATTCCCAAAGAAACAAAGTCCCCGTTTCTTGGTTTAATACTAATAAAAACTTTTCCAAATCTCGGTGGAACTAATTCTTCACCACCAAACACAGATATTGACTCTGCCTCGGGATAAATTTTATTTGGTATCAATATCTCATAATCATTTGCCGTTATAGCACGATCCTGGGTCCCATACACTTGAGGTGCATACTTCTTGACTGATGCAACGCTTTCAATGGCAGAACCCCCTGAGGACGGTTCTATGGACGTTACAAGGGACACACCAGCAGTGATTGGTTTCTCTATGGCATTTTCGAGATAAATCAATCTACCACTAAAATCAAATCCATTGAGTCTATTGGCACTAGATCCAGAACAAACTAAGTATGAGATCTCAACTACATTTCCATCCTCAAGTCCTCTTCCAAATATGCCATCACCAAAAATAATCTCATATCTTTCATCCTCAACTTCTTGTAAAAAATATGTTGTAGAGTCTGCGTTTAAAACATCATTAACCTTCTGATCAATTAAACCACTAGTTAAATCATACTTTACTTTAATTGTGGAAGTGCTAGATGGTTTAACCTGAACTAATATAGTATCAGTGTCAATTCCAGTATTAGAAAGTATGAAACGCTTGTTAGGATCCTGTGCAGAATAAGTAAATGATTGAGTTACCTTTGTTCCCTCAATAACCTCTAAATCCGTAAAATTTGCTATATTATTTGTTACTGGTATTGTGGTATCTTCAAGCACATTGAATACAAAGGACTCATTTCCAAATTGCTGTGATGTTGAAACAACTGGGCCTGCCTTTAATGTAACTGATGGCGGTGCGACTGTTAAGGTTGAAGTGTCAACTAAAAAGTTGATAATACATCTAGATGCCTTTCTTGATTTTGGCACATATCCAATATTTCTTGCTAGGGCAACGACATTTTCTCTTAATGTTGCACTATCAATAAAAACCTCATTTGCAACCATATTTGCATTATATGAGTTAATATAAGTGTTATATGCGAGCAAATCTATGATGCTTGAGAGGTTTGATCCCTCAAAGTCATAGTCCGTAAAGTTGTTATTTGCTCTAAGAATTTCTTTTAGAGAACTTTTAATCTGGTCAAAGTCCAGACTATTGAAGTTTACGATTGACATTTACCTTGTTGGTTGCAAAACGAATTCTAATTGTTGCTCTGGAATATCTGCACCGATGATTTTGTAATTAATCACAGCATTATATTGATTTGAGTCAAAATCTGGGTTAACTCTAACTCCTGTCAATTGAACTCTTGGCTCAAAGATCTCAATGGAATTTTTAATTTCATCGCGAATTGATATCGCAGTTATATCGTCCATGTTCTCAAAAAGCATCTGTGATACTCTTGATCCAAAGGTCGGTTCAAAAAACTTCTCTCCAGGAGTTGTAAAAATGATATTACGAACTGAGCGAGAAATCGCAGTAGTATTTTTTAATGCAACAAGGTCATTATTAAGAGGATTAATCTTAAATGACATACTTACATCTTTAAAATTGCGACTAACTCGCTCTAAAGGCATGGAAAAATGTTGTATTAGAAATATAAGTTATTTATGTCACGTTTTTAACTAAAATTCATTCAAAGTTGTGGGTTCAGTAATGTAAATTTCTTCATTTTTTTCAAAAATTTCAGTATTTTGTTTTTTATCGCGTTTTTTTGGCGTTAAATCGTCATTTGCGATTTCACGAAGCATTTTTTGATGCTGATCATTAGC